AGATTTTGAAAATCATATAAACAACACAAACATTCATGTGACGATGACTGATAAAACAAATTGGAATACAAAAGAAAATACCGCGGGATCACAAGCAAAAGCGGATAGTGCATTAAACTCTGCTAAAGCATATACAGATAGCAAGATGGATAGTTACGGAGCTTGGATAAATGTACCCCTCGCCTCTGGTTACTCAACTGGCGACAGTAATACACCTCAATATCGACTTGTAGCAAAACAAACTTCTACTGGTTTGAAAACTTTTGCTGAATTCCGCGGATCAGTTGCTGGTACATTTATTAGTACAGCAAATAGCACTCTGGCAACAATGCCCACCGGCACAAGACCAATTGTCACTTATTACGGTGCTGCCACTTCAAACAACGGGAACGGTGGTCGTATTGCTATTCCCGTTGACGGAAAGCTATTACAAGTGTCATCTACAGATAATGCTAATCCTTCGTACGTAAGCCTTTCAATGATATTATACGAAGTTGGCAATTAGGAGGAGTAAACATGAACTATAAACAGTTTTACGCATATGATGAAAATGGCAATTATCTCGAAACAATACTTGTGTTTGAAGATGAAAAAGGTTTAATCAATCAACCGAAAAATTCTACAAATATTGAACCTTCCATAATCGAAAACGGCATAGCAAGAGCAATGTATTATCCGCGTTGGAATGGGGAAGATTGGGACGAAGACAAGAAAAGATGGGAATTAGAAAATCCAATCATACCCGCAGAAAAAACGGAAATAGAAAAATTAAGAGAGGAATTACTACTCACCCAAGAAGCGTTAGCGGCATTGTTCGAAAGTAATTTAGGGTGATGAAATGGCTTATATGATACCAATTTATGTGAATTTAGTGATGAATAATCGAAAAACTATTGAAGAAGTTCCTGCGAATTTGCGAGGTCAGGTAAAAGCAAAAGTGGATGAGTTAAAACAAGAACAACAACGAATACAGTCAGAAGAAATAGAAGCCGAATAGGCTTATTTTTTATGGGGGATGATGAAAATGTATGATGGGCTAACAAAAGTTTTTGATTATGCTTTAGCGAAAGAAATGTTCTTCGCGGCGCTCTTTGTAGCGCTTTTTATAATCTTACTAATTATCACAAAAAGAATTTGGGATGATTCAAAAATTGTAAGAATAGAAATGAAAGAAGAACGCGAAAAAGTGGAGGAAGAACGAGAGAAGCGTAATAAGGAATCGAAAGAAGAGAGAGATAAATTTATAAGTACGATGAACGAACAACAGCGATTGATGGATAGGCAAAATGACATGATGAAACAGCAACAACAATCAATTGACAGCTTGTCTAAATCAGTCGGAAAGTTAGCTCACAAAGTAGATTTGTTGGAACACAAAATAACGAAGTAAAGGATGATAGAAATGGAGTTTGGAAAAGAGTTACTAGTTTACATGACATTTTTAGTAGTTGTAACACCTGTGTTTGTTCAGGCGATTAAGAAGACGGAGTTAGTCCCGTCTAAGTGGCTTCCGACTGTTAGCATACTTATTGGTGCTATTCTGGGCGCATTAGCAACGTTTTTGGATGGCTCTGGATCGCTTGCAACGATGATTTGGGCAGGCGCATTAGCAGGAGCTGGCGGTACTGGATTATTTGAACAATTTACTAATCGAAGCAAAAAATATGTAGAGGATGATAAATAATGACAAGTTATTATTATAGTAGAAGTTTAGAAAATGTAAATAAATTAGCGGATAACACAAAAGCGGCGGCGAGAAAACTTCTCGACTGGGCGGAAAATAGCGGCATTGAAGTATTAATCTACGAAACGATTAGGACAAAAGAGCAACAATCCGCTAATGTCGCGAGCGGAGCGAGTCAAACAATGCGCTCTTATCATTTAGTAGGGCAAGCGCTGGACTTCGTCATGGCGAAAGGTAAAACTGTTGATTGGGGTGCTTATCGTTCAGACAAAGGCAAAAAATTCGTGGCAAAAGCGAAGTCCCTTGGATTTGAATGGGGTGGTGATTGGTCTGGATTTGTAGACAATCCGCACCTTCAATTTAATTATAAAGGTTATGGAACTGATACTTTTGGAAAAGGAGCTAGTACTAGTAATTCTTCTAAACCAAGCGCAAACACAAACAGTTTGGGATTAGTTGATTATATGGTTAGCAAAAAAATGGATTCTAGTTTCTCTAATCGTGCTAAATTAGCAGCCAAATACGGAATTAAAGGCTACAAAGGTACTGCATCACAGAATACAACATTATTAGCGAAATTAAAAGCAGGAAAACCACACACACCAGCAAGTTCAAATAAAAACACATACTACACAGAAAATCCTAAAAAAATCAAAACGTTGGTACAGTGCGACTTATACAATTCCGTAGACTTTACAGCAAGTCATAAAACAGGCGGGACATATCCTCCGGGGACTATTTTCACTATCGCCGGAATGGCGAAAACAAAGGGTGGAACACCAAGATTAAAAACCAAAAGTGGTTACTACCTAACTGCAAACAAGAAGTTTGTTAAGAAAATCTAGTTTGATGCCCTCGCGTTTGCGGGGGTATTTTTTTGTATAAAAAGGATACTTTTGTGATACGTTGAAAGTTAGCAAATAAGTTACTATAAAATTAACGGTATTTTGTAATATTAAAATTTCCTAATCTGCTGAAATCCGCTTCATTAAATTGGCTATATATCAATAGATGCGAAGGATATAAGCACGAATGTTCTTTTTTTGCATTGTAATTATATTTCATTGGTTACATAGGTATTTTAATTATGTTAAACCGAGGGGGTTGGCTTGTAATCATTAACATAATATGATAAATTGACTGAAGATGGTTATAATATATATATAAGGACGATTGCTATGGAGATGATTGCTTATCATGGTACCAGAAAAGAAGACGCAGAGAGTATTCGGGAAAATGGATTCATTTTTACTAAATATACAACTAATTGTAAGAATGTTCCAGGAGATTTAGGTTGTGGGGTATATGCATATAAAAAAGAAAGTTATTACGATGCAGCTTCAAATGCAAATAAGATTGCGGAAAAATACAAACCGGGTAAAGAACATCAAGTATTAGAAGTGATAATTAATTGCCCAGAAAACAGTTTGTTAGATCTTGATGAAGAGCACAACGAAAACAAATTAAATGATTATATGAATTCTGCAATTCAATATATACATAAAAATTATGATGCCATAAAAACTAGAGACAACAAAAGAGGAAGCTTGGATGGTATAGCTATTGAATTATTTTTGAAAAGACATAGTTTACAACCAAAAGTGATAAAAAAGAAAACATATACTAAATTTGATGATAAAATGAAAATTTCCAATATAAGAAATGGAACAGAATTGTGTATCAAGGATAAAGAAGTAGTAGCAAGTATTAAATAAGGACGAAGTAAAAATACGAAGATGAGGACTGATTATGATGAGCATGAATTTAAGAGACCTTGTTGATGATAATGAAAATTATATGACACATGATGAAGCGGAGAAAATGTTTATTCAAGCTGGATATATTCTAATCCCAAAATCTAATTTTAATATTTCGTATACATCAAAAGATAATTCAAAATTACCAAATGATAAAACAAAAGAAAAATATAGTTATACAAGTGACATTGATAAATCTAATAAAAAAATTAAATCTAATGTAAACACAAAGGCGGCATAGATATGGCAGCAATAACATTCGAAGATTATTTTATTGAAGAGGCTAAGTATAGTAGAAATAAACATTTTAACCCAGATACAACTGATATTAATTTAGGTACAGAATTTAGTGCGAAAATTAACGCTAGCAATAAAGAAGCATTGGTTGCTTTGAACGTTGTCGTAGGTAGTTTGGAAGACGATAATCAACCGTTTTTCATAGAGGCAAGTATCAAAGGTATATTTACTTTTGAAGATGATGAGGCACAAGGAATTAGTTTTGATAGCTATTTAAAGAACAACTCCGTAGCTATTTTATACCCCTATATAAGGTCTTTGGTTTCTGATTTGACAAGTCGTTCTAACCAATTTCCAGCGTTTTATTTACCAGTTATTAATATTGCTATGTATTTGGAAAAAGATGGAAGAATAGAATTCAATAAAAACTAACCAACCCTAACCTCACCGTTAGGGCTTTTTTTATGCAAAAAACGCCAAGCATGTGCTTAGCGTGCATCATTTATCCTTAATCATTCCCTTATGATTAATTTTTCCCTCTATAATTAATTTTTCCAGTTCTTCCAAATCTTCCAACGTAGCTTTATTCTTTATAAAAGAACGCGCAGCTGAACGAGATTTTAAATAGTTTGCATGTTCTTTGTTCTTGCTTTGCCATTCCTTATTTGCTTTTAATTGTGCATCAGATGTTGTTTTTTCTGTCATGATAAATCACTTCCTATTTTTTATTAAATACACTAAACAAGCTAATGTAGTCAGTATAGCAATGATAGTTAATGCTGTGTTCTGAAAGTAACTAGCGAGTCCGTTAACGCATATAACAATTAATATAACCCAGATATATTTATTCATAATTTATGAAAGACGTGATATACTTTTAATAGAGGGAGGGGAGTTTCACCCCTCTGGTTACTTGTCCTTGTTTTTATCTTTCTTGCGTAATGTTATCAGCGCTACTGCAAGAGTGATAATTTCGAGGACTGTTTTTATCGACTATGAAAAACAGATAGTTCAACTACAACGTTTTGACGAGCGCATATTTGATATTAATATAGAAGATATTGTTTTTTGCGAGGTTATGATATGAGAGTATATTCATTTAATGATTTTAAATATATTTGTTATGTTGAGGGGAAGGAAGGAAGGAAGGGGCAGTAAAAAAATTATTCAGCGGACTAGCCTCAGAAAAAGTACTAAATAAGTATGTCAAAGAATATGAAGTATCTGATATATACAGTATTTACAGAACAGTAATACCAAATAAAAAGCCCTGACACATTTGCCGGGGCTCATTTTTTATTGAATTTCTTTTCCATTTATATTTAATTGAACAATACGCATAGAACCTGTCATACCAACAATATTATCAACTTTAAAGTCAGAAGCTTGGTATCCATCGCCAGTGAGCGTTCCCCAAATTTCTACATTATCGCCAACAGCCGCGTCAAAGTCTTCGGAAAAAACAGGCATTACATAACCGACGTCATTTTTTACAAGCCATGCGGACTCTCCATCGACCTGTAATTTTTGTATTATTTCACCAGAAAAATGGTATCTTTGCCCTGTAATATTTGTTGTATCGTTATTGTATAAAATTTTCCCTGCGGTAGCTGTATACCTTTCACTGCCTTGCTCTGCCTCGTCTTTAAATGAGACATTCTCTGATTCTTTCTTGTCTTCTTTATCACTCCCCGTCAACGTAACAGTTTCCACCTTATTCAATACGCCATTTTTAATAAACTGTCCATCGAAAGTTTTGTCGGCTTCTTTTATTTTTTCTTGCACTTTTTTACTTTGCTCTTCAAGCGGCAATGTTGTATATGTAAGTGTGTAATTGCCCGGCTTAACGTCCTCAAAAGTTCCTTTAATGCCGCCCAGAACACCAATTTCACCGGTTTGTTTTTCTAAAGTGGTACCATCCTCGGATTTTTCCGAGATTTCGAATAACATACCGCTTGGTAAATCTGTGTCAATATTCGCTTTAATAGTGTTATCGCTTGTCTTTGTCTTTTCTTTAATCTCGTCGCCATAGCGTTCTGTTTTTTTAGCGTTTTCTGTGTTAGATTGAGCATTACAGCCAACAAGCAATATAGCGCTAATTAGCAGCATTAAAGCTATAACTCCCTTTTTCAAATAAATTCCTCATTTCTTTTTCGTTTTCATTTTTATAAATTCTATATACTTCATTATATCATTGTAGTTTTCGTCTGTAAAAGCACTTTCACTTAACAACGCTAATACTTTTGCAGCATCCGTAATATTTTGCGTGTCATCAACCAGATACGAAACGGGCACATGAAAATAGTCAGCAATTAGTTTTACTTTGCTTATGCCTGGATCTACAACGCGCCACCTGCGAATGGAGCCGCGAGCAATGCCCAGATTTTCTTCAAGTACTGTAATAGAAAGTTTTTGCGCCTCAGCAAGCGCCTCAATTTTATCTACTAACAAATAAATTCACCTCACCAATGATAGCTCTGTATTGTTTGTTCATATATAGTACGTTCATATAATTCAAGTCTTTTTTTCGCTAATTTTTTAGAAACATTAAATTTTTGCATAACATAATAAAGTACTTCCGCACGAGTTTTCTCATAGTCGACTTTGCGCAGTAGGTGAAGCGGAACAAGGAACCTTTCCGCAAAATTGTCCGCTTGTTTTTCTTGATAGTCAATGTAAACCTGTCGACTTTTAAACTGATTCCCCGCGTGTAACATAAAGTGCCCAAGCTCGTGCGCAAAGTCATATAACTGTTCTTGCTGCGTTTTACTTTCGTTAAGTATTATATAGTAAGTTCCTTCATAATAACCGTGAAAACTAGCTTCATCCGCGTATCTCAATATAAGGTTTAACTTTGCGCAGACGTTATGCGGTAATACGTTTCCGGCTTCTATCTCTAGTTTTTCATAAATTCTGTAAATCATATCATCTAAGTAATTCATATAATCCCACCTTCGTAATTAATAACAGAACACTTGTTCTTATTTTAATACGAAACAGAGATTTTAGCAATAAAATCAATTAGTCATTTTTATGTTCTTGTTTTAGCACTTCCCAAATTCCGCGCAGTTGGCGAAGGCGCTCTTCGGGGCTGTCGGCTAATTCACGCATGAATAACTGCAGTTCAGGGTCGTCTTGAAAAGCTTCGAATTCAGCGTCAGACCCACGCCCAAGCAAATAATCGACAGAAACATCGAAAAAATCGGCAACTTTTTGAATTTTATCAATTGAGGGCTTATTAGTATCCCACCGATATATAGTACTATTTTTCAATTCTGTTCGACGTTCTAATTCTGCGATGGTAATTTTATGTGCAGAACAAAGTTTTTTAATACGCTCAACAATAGTCATGTCAACAATCCTCACTATTCACACGAAATTATACCTGTAAATTTACATAAAATAGTTGACAATCTGTAAATTTACAGTTAAACTAAGTGTAGTTAATATGAATGGCACAAAAATACTTAAATGAAAATGTTGGGGAACATCTTTTTAAATCATTTGTGTGTCGCTCTGTACTTACATATTAGCAAATTTACAGTTTATAGTCAATAGTTGTCGTGAAATATGCGGCTTAAGTCGTAAAGGAGGGAGGCATTGAGAAGTACATTTACTAAGATACAAAATAATGTAATTGAAGATGAGCGTTTAAATTTACAAGACTTAGCGCTATACTTAGCACTTTGTAAATTCGCAAATAACAAAACTCAACAATGTTATCCGAGCAAAAAATCATTACTGAAAGTTTCACGCATAAGTGACAAGTCGTTCAGGAAGGCGCTAAAACATCTTATAGAATACGGATATGTAAAAGTTGAAACCCGCCTAAGCACTGACGGGAAGCAATTATCTAACATGTATACCCTGGTAAATATGCCATAGTGGGGGTGGTAAAAACACCATGGTATCCCTGGTAAATATACCATACGAACTATACTTCATTATAACTAGACTCTATTATAACTAGACTTCAAAGTACACCGCGCTAACGCACGGTCATACCTTTTAAAACAAAAATCTCTTCTAGAAAGGAATGGCGTCATGAATAACTACAATAATATAATGCTAGAACTTGATAAAGATAGTACTTATATAACGCTGATTTTTAAAGAAAATAAGGCTTTTATGAAAATGCTCGGGGGCGCTGATAGTAGAAAATATTTAGCAGCAAAAGCTGAAACAAACCGCTACGTAGCCGACGCCATGTTTGCGGCGGGAAAGCGGGCCGCTTATGAATGAAAATGAATGCTACTATGCTGCAAACCTAATCACATTCTACGCGGGGCAAGAGCTTATAGGTGTTAAAGTTGAAACACAAGACGACTTGCAGAAGTTAACACATTGCATAAAAGATAGTCTTACATCTCTGGCAGTAATAAACGAACGGCTAAACGAAATTGCCCTTGAAAATTTTTGCAGGGAATTCGACGTAGAATATTCGAGCCAAAGGAGCGGTGCAAAATGAGTTTTATCGCATTAGTATTTTTAACATTTGCAGTTTTCGCATTACTATGCACGAAGGGAGCGCATAAAGATGACGTATAAGTTAAGCGACCAAGAAACCGTTATACATTATCAGCATGATACAGGTGAGTGGCGTTTATACACAAATGTACGAAAGCACATCAATAAATACAAAAGCTTAGTGAAAAATCCCCGGTTGGTACAGGAAAATGAGCGCATAATTTCGTTAGAAGGCGAACTTCCCGACGTAGTTGTGTCCGTGTATAAAAAACGCAAATTAGACGAAAAAACACGCAAGGCAATGGGGGAAAAATTAAAAGCGAATCGAGGTCAGCAAAATGAAAATTAGTTTATCACGATTAGAAACACGGACTTACAACATCACCGCAGAAGAATTATACAAGATTTTAGAAAAGTATTACGAAACTTTTGTGCCTTACGGGTGCAGCCTACATCTTGAAGGCGATAGAGCAGTAATAAGAGATAGTTATGAGCGTAGTTCTTGCACTAAAGCACAGTATGAAATGTTAGAGGCATTAAACAGCTTCCTCAACCATTTTAAAACGGAGGTCGAGCATGAGAAAAAAAGACGTTTCTGAATGGAATACGAAGGATTTCACTAAATACCTTCAAGAAGAGCATTTGCGCCGATATGGTATTGAATACCAGCCGTTTGGCAAGTGGGCGGTAGAGCAGGGGCATGTTGGGCGCATAATCGGCACCGCAAAAAAAGAGGGCACACATTCAAAAGAATTTTTAAAAGACTTCATTGACGCCTGTTTTAATGAATATAAACCGACTGCGCTGTATCCCGGAATTAGCTTCGGCTTCATGTTGACTTATAAAAAGCAAACTTGGCAGCGTGTAGAGCTGGCATATCTTAAGAAGGCAAGCGTTGCGACTGCGGAGTCGCCCGCGGATTGGGACGAGGTGGCAAAATGGCTCTAAAATCCTTTAAACAGCTCGATAAGCTTAGCCCAACGAGCACCGTAAAAGTGCTGCTTGAGTCACGCGAAAAGGTCGCAAATGTGCCCGCGGATTATAGGTTCGCTACTTTAAGCGATAGTATTGTGCGCAACGCTCAACCGGAAATTTATGCGCTACTTGAACGATATGTTACAACGTTTAGCAAGCCGGGTCATCAAGTGAAATCGCTATACTTGTGGTCGCAATCGCCCGGCACAGGCAAAACAACGACAGCAAGCGCACTATTAAATGAATATATAATTGCGGCTGTCAACTCGCACATAAGCGATGGCGTGCGCCCGCCTGAACAACCTGCTTATTTTCTAGACGTCAACGAACTGCAAACATTATATAACGAATTTGCTCGACCACATGTACCGGCAGAAATTGCAGAAAGGTCGGCAAGTCAGTATTATGCAAAAATACAAGCAGCGAAAAAAGCAATGTTCACCGTTTTTGATGATATCGGCGTGCGGACTGCAACGGACGGGTTTCGAGGCGATTTACATAATATTATAAACGAACGCGTCGCAAATAATCGACCTTCGATTTATACATCGAATTTGGCTATCGAAGAAATGACGCATGTATTCGACGCGAGATTATTTGACAGAATGCGCGATCAGTGCCAAGCGGTCCACTTCGCTGGCGAGTCGCAAAGGGGGAAACGCTAAATTGAACGCTAAAAATAAGAAAAAAAGAACGGAAATAATAAAGCAATTATGTATTGCAGAAGACAACGAAAATAACGCGGAAATTAAGCGTTTAGGAATTGCGTTAATGAGCTTAGAGGACCCCGACGAATTCGATGAACTCCACGACAATACAAGACGCCGAGTTGAATTGACAGTTGACGAGTACCTTGACTACCGCGAAATTTTTACCGACCAGCAAATTGCGGATATTTGCGGGGTGCACGAAAAAACGTTGTATCTATTTCGAAAAAGAAATGGATTAGTAATTCCACGAAAGGAGCATATGAACAAATGAAAAAACACGAAAATTTAGTATTAGGATACTTATTTTTAGCACAAACTACTTTGTTTGTCAGAGTAATCAGCTTCTTGCTGTTAGGTCTTATTTTACTTACGAAATGAGGGTTAAAGAATGAACGTAGAAAATCCGCTAATAGTTGATGATTGTTGGGACGATGGATTTCGACATTGAAGGAAATAATTTAAGTGAAATGG